ATGCGTATCCCCACTAAAAATCTACTGAGCCATTATATATCCTGTCTCTATTCAAAAAAGACAGTTAGAAATAAACAAAGCGCTGACTATATTCTTATAATCAGCGCTTTTATAAATGAGCCGCTAGCCAGACTTGAACTGGCGACCTACGCGTTACGAATTAGTGCCCCTTTTTTATACTTTTTGAACTATAATCCGCTTTGCTTTAGTCTTTTATCGCGTATCAATCTGCTGAGTTATAAAAGTTAGTACCGCGATTAGTACCGTATGTGCGTCTTGGGTTATTATTATACTTCTACAAAGTTAATCAATTAATCAATTAAGGCAAAGGAATGAGAACATTTTTGCGCTACTTATTTAAGGGTTATTCTGTTAATGTAAAAACAGATCGGAAATGCCGGTTAATCTATTCTTGCTGTTTATTTCTGCAACTTTGAATATATGAAGCTTATGCCACCTAATAGGAGTACAAGCACAAGCAGTAGAACTGCCAACAGAAAACAAATGCGAATACAAATTGGGTCTGTTTGCTTTACAGGGTTCAGAGCCGATAGGACTCCTAATAATGTGGCGGCTATTATTAGAAGATGAGAAAGCCAGTCTTTTAATGACGTGCTAACCGCATCGAGTTTGTTTTAATGGCCCGATTTGAATTATTCTTCTTTTGATATAAGAAATATGTCAGCGTAATTTTCTGAACGGTTCACTATGAGTAATCCCCCGTCTAATTGTGGGTATTCTTCATCTCTACGAAACAATAGAGTTGCGTTTGATGTTGATTGAATTTCTTTTGCTTTGTATATATAATTTCCTTTTATAAGTGTTGGCTTTTCGACATAATAGGTTAATACTGAATATCCAGATACTACTATATTAATTAGTTGAGGTGTAACTCTCACGAACGCCACACTATCTTTGAAAAAGTTATCATAAACGGTTTTTTCGTTTCTAAAACCTTTCACAGATAGAATCTTATATCTGCCTTCTGTTAATTGTGCGAAAGTATATATTGAATACATTGTTAGGAATATAAAAAATAATATCTTTTTCATGTTAGTTTGTTTTAATGGTTTACAATATGTTTTTGATTGATAAAATGTTCTCTACAATGAATAAGTGAATAATTTCCCGTTTTGGTAAATCTATATCGTCATAGTCTGGATTCTCGCTACGAAGCAGAATTAATTTTTCTGCATCTTTAGGATGCCTACGGACTCTCTTTATAAGCCTGTATTCATTCGTTATAATTAAATATACTTGACCGTAATTGAAATAGTCCCAACTTTCTATCTTTCTAATTACTATCCTATCGCCCGAAGCGATTAAAGGTAACATACTATCGCCTGTGGCGAATATAATCTTTGAATCCGGGTTAATTTCCGGCGCGTCTATACTTCCTATCACTTTTTCGTCTGTAAATTCTATATCTCTACCACTTAGCCCGCAGGTTGCGTCTATGTCGTATATTAGTGCTCCTTTTCGTTTTGTTTCACTTATTGCAGATTCGGAAATTTCGATTATTTTTTGCTCACGTTCTGCATTTTTAATCATTTCTCCTTTTCCGGTAACGAGCCATTCAGGAGATATGTCGGTATATATACCACATATTTTCATTAACACATCCGATGTCGGATTTTTAGCTTTATTGATATACCCTTTTGAAAGTGATAGCTCCTTTTCGAATCTATAATCACTTATACCTTTAAAATCAAGGTATTGCCTTATTCTATCTATAATTCCCATAATTACGTCCGTGTTAATAAATTATAATAGTAGAATAAATACCACCAATAAGTTTTGTAGTTGTATATATTCAACCTATCTTTGTCGCATCAAAGTTAATCAATCAATTAAGAACAACAAACTAAAAGCAGTAAAATCACAATTAAAATATATACGATTATGAATACAACGTCAAATTTTAAAAAAGGTAATAATGATGGTTATGTAGAATTAATTAATACTACAGTTGGCAAAAGACATCTAGCTGTTACCGCCGTGAAATCCAGATTATTTAAAACTCTTAAAGGAGCAGAGAGATTCATGAATGCAGAGGGATATAATAGAATTTAAGTTTAATCAGTAGGGCTTTTGCCCTACATAATATATCAATTATGGATACACCAATTAAACCGACATTACTCGCAATGAAGATAGGCGATAAAATCGAATTTCCAAAATCGAGACGAAAATCAGTAAGAACAACCGCAACGGATATTAAAACTGATGTCGGTATGAAGTTTACTACTGAGGTGAAAGAAGATAAAATCTATGTAAAACGGTGTGAATAAAAGATTATGGATAGATATAACGAAATATTGTTAGCTGCCGAAGGATTGCCTTTAAGTAAAACGCAGGCTTCCATATTGGTAGGAGGCCGCAGTAGGTTGGAAAGACTCGCAGCAGAAAAAAAGATTCGATACATTAAAACCACTGACAAGAAGAATGGTCGATGGGAGTGCAACGGATCAGACGTACTAAGATATACAGTAGTAACTACTAAACACTCTTCATTATGCTAACACTAAAGCAAACCCCACCTGCCTTAATTGGCATGTTTCTTACTATTGGTCTGGCTGATGGCGATCCAGAGCCCGGAAAATTAACTGTCGCACTGCTGATTCTGGTTATGACAATTCTGTATGTGCTTGTGTGTAACGAAGTAAATAGACGCAAAAATGGCGCATCCTGATTGTATCGGTAATTGCCGTAAATGTACTGTACTCGGTGCATGTCCTTCTGACCTGATGCATTGTGAGGATTGCGGTGAAGAGATTGGACCGGGGGAAGGTATTGAGATCGAGGTCGAAGCGGTGGATCACGGAAGGCACGGAACGAAAATGATAACGGTTTGTGTGGGATGTTATGAAGCGCTTTATCAAAATGAAATGATTGAAGATAATTTTTAAATATAAGATTATGACACACTGGAAAACTCAATTCAATTATCAATGGTTAGGCGCGTATAGCCTGCCGGATGGCAAAGATATAATTCTCACTATCCGCGAAATGAAACGCGAAGAGGTAATCGGAAATAGCGGAAAAAAAGAACTCTGTTTGATCGCTTATTTTCATGAAAATGCAAAGCCGATGATTGTCAATAAGACAAATTGTAAGGTATTGGAAAAACTGTTTAAAACTCCAATGATCGAAGAATGGAGTAACAAACAAATACAAGTAGGTGCTACTCGCGTTGATGCATTTGGCGATAAAATGGACGCACTTCGCATTCGTCCGTTTGCTCCTAAATTGGCCGATGATCGTGTGACTGTTGAAACGGGATCGCCTGTCTGGAAAAATATTCTCGATGCTATTGCAGGCGGTTATACTGTCGCCACTGTAATAACTAAGTATCAGCTTACTAAAGAACAAATAAAAGAACTACAGAAACATGAAATCTCCTGAACAAAAAGAATTTGAGTGGAAAGAAAAAAGGCGTGGAAAAATTACTGCTTCGACTCTTCCTGATTTAATGAAAGAGGGTAGGGGCTGCCCGTTTGGTAAAACTGCTCTTGATGTGATGTACGCGATTCGCTACGAGCGGCGAACAGGACTAATCCGGGAAAACGGAAATAATAAGGCATTTGAGTGGGGGCATGAAAACGAACCGCTTGCCGTAGAATGGGTACGTACTCAGTTACTCAATGAAATCAAATCATGTACAAACGATTTCAAAGACATAGTATTTAATGAACCGTTTGAAGGCTTTGGCGATTCTCCTGATTTTTATCTGTATGACGTTACCGGGAAAGTTATTGCATTAGGTGAGATTAAATGCCCGATGTCACAAGGAAAGATTGAGTCGTTGCAACTATTATCTGAGATAAACGAAAAAGACGAGTATTATTGGCAATTTCTCGGCCACTTCCTCGGCCGTCCGGACGTTGACACGCTTTATTATGTGATCTATGATGGATATACCAATACAGGGCGCATACTTGAAATGAAAAGAGCGGACCATGTTGGCAACATTAAAAAACTGTATGATCGTATTCGATTATCGAATGAGATGATAGACGAGTCGTTACGCTCTAAGAGTGATTTCATTGATTGTATCAACAAGGCAAAGGAAGTTCTATCCTTAAAACTACAGATTGAAGAACTTAAACCAAAATCAAAGAAGAATATACCTATTCAGAATCAGATATATAAGCTGAGAAAAGAACTACGTAAATTGAAAGTATCGTCACAACACTAATACATATTATTAACATTTTAACAACACAAAATTATGATGCACAACTGGTTTTTATGCAAAATTCGTTACGAGAAAGTAATGGAGAACGGAATGAATAAAAAAGTAACCGAACCTTATTTGGTAGATGCACTCAGCTTTACAGAAGCAGAAGCACGGGTAATTGAAGAGGTAACTCCTTTTATTTCTGGTGAATTTACCGTAGTAGATATTTCACGTGCTCATTACAGCGAACTATTCCCGAGTAACGAAGAGCCTGCGGATAAATGGTATGCTGGACGTCTTGCCTTTGTCACACTGGATGAAAGGACCGGAAGAGAAAAGCGTACCTATACAAATGTGCTTGTGCAGGCCGCTGATCTTCGCGATGCAATGAAAAAAGTCGATGAAGGAATGAAGGGTACTATGGCAGATTATCAGTCAATAGCACTGAAAGAAACGACTATAGTTGATGTTTACCCGTACACGACGAAATAATAACAGCGTGCCAGGTGAAAGCCCTGGCAAACGGATAATTGGCGGAATTGGTAGACGTTAACGCGCTTGTGAGTCCACGCAAAAAATAGCAAGCTAAGCAGAGAAATTTGGGCAATTTTCATCCTGGTTCGAGTCCGGGGTTATCCACTTATTTATAAATCAATTTAATCATGGCAAAGTATAACAATGTAAAGTATAAAGGATATGATTCTATACGTGAATATAATCGTGCACAAGAGCTTAATTTGTTGCAAAATAGAGGAATTATATCCGGTCTGTTAGAACAGGTCAAATACGAGCTTATTCCGGCCCAATACAAATATTATGAAGTGCAAGGGAAACGAAAGGTACTGCAAAAGAAAGAACTAATCGAGCGAGCTTTATCATACCGTGCCGACTTCGTGTATTTCCGTGATGGTGAATTGGTAGTAGAAGATTCAAAGGGAATGAGGACTAAGGATTATATAATTAAACGAAAACTCATGCTTTATATGCATGGGATTAAAATAAAGGAGGTGTAGATATGGCAAAGAAAGTCATTCAATTACAAAGTAAACCGGATTGCCGGACGTGTAAGAATGGAGATAAAGAAAAGAATTATATGTGTTACTGCTCCGCTCTAAGTGTTTTTAGATCGGTGGGCATAAGGCCGTGCAGTTATTATGTCGCTCGATGATGGATGGATATACTTTAACTGAGAAAATGAGGAAAGCACGAAGGCGTAATAGGCTTACCGCTACCGAACAAGCACTATTCTATGAGTTAGTTGCCGTTTGTAATAGCGAGGGTTGGGAGGACGTATTTAGTTGCTCAAATATAGAACTGTGCGGATCGCTAAATATAGACGAAAAGACACTTGTTCGCGCTCGGTTATCATTAATCAACTCGGGATTGGTTTTTTATAAGTCTGGAAAAAGTAAGAGAATTGTAGGACTTTATTCATTTATTAAGCCCTTCAAAGAATCAACTACCGGAAAAAATACGGTAGTTATACCAGCCAAAAAGACAGCCCAAATGCCAATCGATACGCCAGTAGATCAGCCAGCCAATCAGCCAGTAGATCAGCCAGCCAATACGCCAGACTCTTATAAAACTAAAATAGAAACTAAACTAAAACTACTCTCTATATCTCTCGATGATTTGAGCTTTGTTTCTTCTGATTTTTTAGATGTCTTTTTGCTGTGGCTGGAATACAAGAAGGAGCGAAAAGAGAAGTATAAGTCTAATAAGTCGCTTAAGCTATGTTATGACAAGCTGATTAAACTTAGTCATGCGAATGCAAACAACGCCCTTGAAATAGTGAATCAATCGATAGAACGTAATTGGGCGGGCTTTTTTGAATTAAAAAATAATATAACGGATGGAAACAAGGAGCAGAAAAACAGTAACGATAGGACAGGTACTATCATACGGACGGCCGATTTATGATAATCCCGTACCGAAAGAGGATCGGCCGGAATGGTTCAAAGAGTGTTGTAAGTTCATTTGCCCCGGTTTTGTCATTGATAACATGAATCGAAATATTATGAATCAGCTTTTTTTATATACAGAGAACCGATCAAAAAAGCTTGATTCGCAAAAAGGGATCATGTTATGTGGGACTATTGGGACAGGTAAATCGACGATTATACAGATATTGAATCGTTATAGCTACTTTACCAGAGGCAGAAATCTAGGAGATTACCCGATAGGTGGGTTTCGGATAGAGTCAGCTTCATATGTTGCAAATAACTTTTCTATGAGAGGTAAAGATGCTCTTGATTTGTATACGTATAACAATGGCAATCCTCGTACAATCTGTTTTGATGAATTGGGGCGAGAACCACGTCCGGCTAAATATTTTGGTACGGAGTTAAACGTCATGCAATATATCTTTCAATGTCGGTATGAGCTTAGACGTGAAGCATTAACTCATGTTACAACGAATCTTACAGTCGAAGAGATACAAGACAAATATGGAGCGTATATAGCTGATCGAATAAATGAGATGTTTAACGTGATAAGATTAGACGGAGCGAGTAGAAGATAACTCTAACAAATTTATGCCATGTGCTCAAATAGAAAAAACAGAAGTGCGCGGAAGTGGATCGGAGAGCCCGTAAAGATCGTTTCCCGGCTCAATCCTGAACAATATAAAAGAGCCAATGCGATAAAAGAAAAATACGGTTTTAAAAGTGTATATGAAATCAATCAATATTTATGGGCTTCATTTCTTCGAGTAGCCGATCCAGAACATGAAGAGAATACCGATCCTGTACCAGATGAAATCGAAGCTATGTTTTGTGATTATTCAAACGCGGAGCGACGATTCGAGTATGTGAAACCAAAGAAAAACCTACCTCAGTATCAAATAGACGAGATAAACGGGCAACAAAAATTAAATTTTAAAGAATGAGAAAATTGACAAACGCAAATTATTTACATGATGTTCCTGTAGATCATCTTGTAGTAAATGAACAGAACCGGGGCTATATAGATCGGTTTGTATCAGAGAATTATAAATGCCTTAGTAAGAAATTTATGAGACTAAGTGGTAACATAAATTCGAGCGGATTCGGCGCAATGGATAAGCTTAACGAAACTATCGTTTCGCTTTATACTGATCCTGCATTATGTTTCGCGGATTGGGGCGAGGCGGAAAGGTATATGTCGAGTAAATTCACAGAGAAGGAAATACGTATTCCGGTGAAGAAACCAATGAAAGATAAACATGATTGAATTTAACGTAAATCAATAAAAATATGAATATACAAGAAGCTGCAAAAGAATACGCTGACGGGCAGTATGAACCTACTGATAGAGGAATTTTGTATAGAGAAACACAGGATGATTTTACCGCTGGCGCAGAATGGCAGAAACAAAAAGCCATTGAGGTTTATCGAAACCTATGTCCTTCATATAAAGTAATGCCACGATACGAATGTGGTAACTATTCCCACCGTCAAGAGTGGAAGACTAAAGTGTGTGACATGAATTGTCAGTACATGAAGAATTTAATGGAAAGACTTTAATCAAAACAAGATAGAAATGAAGAAAATAATGTTTAACGATAAATACGGCTTAACTCAAGCTGTATTAGATGGTCGAAAGACTATGACAAGGCGTTTTATTACATATCCTTCAAAATTCAGAGGTCAAAATGTAGCTGGATATTTTGTTTGCAGAAGACCTTCTGGGGAGATTGTCGAAGTGTGTATGTATGACGAGGACGAACGTATGATTGATGGCGGGCAGATACTTCCAAAGTATAAGGTTGATGAGGTGATAGCGATAGCACAACCATATAAAGATATTTTAAATTACCTACCAGATGGATTTAGACGTAAATCAGATGGCTATATATCCACTATTATATCATCCTCTGTTGGATTAAACAATAAGATGTTTGTTCGTGCCGACTTAATGCCACATCACATCCGTATTACCGATGTCAAAGTAGAACGGTTGCAGGACATATCTAACGAAGACTGCTTGAAAGAAGGTGTTCAAAAATGGGTAGATGTCAAAAACGTAAAAGACGTTGCGAAATACGGAGGTTATACAAACGGTTCTTGGGATTGGTTTGAAACACCCCGTGAAGCATTTTCCACATTAATAGACGAAGTATCCGGCAAAGGGACGTGGGAATGCAACCCGTATGTATGGGTGTATGAGTTTGAATTAATCGATTAGAGTAAAACAAAATAGAAAGGAACATTATGGAAATAATTAATCTTACGAAAAAAGAAGAAGAGTGGATTAAAGAGTTAAAGAAAGTACTTAAAAAGCAACCGAAATCATTGATGCTTTTTGCCGATGGTAATTTGAATATTTTGAAAACAGACTTTGATAATGGCCTAAATGAAAAAGGAAGAATGGATAGAGATAGCATTGTTGCTACTATCTTAAATGCTTGTGATGGAGGTGCATTTTAATAAAGTAATGAATAAAACTAATCGAACACAAAAAGAACCGGATTATTTCTATCGTCGGCATATGGGTAGTTTTAAGCTGTATCGAAACAATCATGACGGAACCGCTGATAAAATAGATCAGAGTTGGAACGAAGAGACTATACGTAAAAAAACATATGGCCTGAACGGATGGGATTATAAACCTAAAAGTGAACTAAAACAACATGTATAGAAAAGCTATATGTATCTGATAAGTCAAATAAAATGCATATCGGGCGATGTGTCCGATATGCATCCTGTCGGGATTGAGACAGAGGATATAGAAATAACGCGAAGCGAGTTACATAGATTGTATCAATGTGATAGGATATTATTTATTTATGAACAATTGAATTAGAATACAATGAGTCGAAACCCATACTACATTAAAATGATTAACTCGGCGAGGTGGAAAGCTCTTCGTGCTGATAAGCTGCGTTCTAATCCGATTTGTGAGGAATGTGAGAAAAGGAAGCTTAGTACACTTGCTACAGAGGTACATCACATTGTCCCGGTGGAATCTGTACCACATGAGTTTGGCATGAGGCAGTTAATGTTTAATTACTCGAATTTGGAAAGTTTATGCCATCCGTGCCACGCTGAGATACATCGACGTGCGTTCAGTCATTCGAAAGAGGCGATTCAGGCGAATAATAAACGGGTAACAGAGAGGTTTGCAGATAAGTATTTGAAAGAGTAAAATTATTTTGTTTGTTTCGGTGATTTTTTTTGTATATAATGGACCTTAATTAATAAAATATTTTATTCTATATTTTTAATATTCCGCTTCACCTCAATGAGGGGGGCGGTTTTTTTATTTCTGGCCTGTATCGTTTAAACCCACTTCCTCTATTTTTTACACGCGCGAATAATTTTCAAAATGAGGGGGTATACGTTGGGGGTTAACTCTTCTACTGTAAACTTACGCGCTACCAAATACTTACCATGTTTTCATATGTGTAAAAAGCATATAAAAACATGATCGATTTAGATGACATCAAAGAAAAGATTCGTACCGCGATGGAATCACAAGGAACATATACAGAAGATTTAGAATTATGTATATCTCTTTGTGCAGGCTCTTATGTTGCGTTTAAAATCGCTCTTAATGACATTACTAAAAAGAAAAAATCATATGTAATTGAAGTTTCGCGTGAAGGCAATAAAAAACTGGTTGCACATCCTTCTTTTAAAGTTTTATTTGATTCTCTCGAAGTAACTCGTAAGCAGTTACGGGAATTAGGCCTTACATTACAGACGCTTTCTTCTTCCGATGATGACGAGGTTACCGATTTAATTAATGAAGTAAACAAGGCTGATGATGACGAATAAGGATGATCTCATACGTTTAAAAGCTGATACTATCGAGCTATTACGTTCTATTGATAATGGTTTTTATCAACTTGATAAAGCAGATATACGATTAAATATATATATAACGAATTGTATCAGTAATCCGGATGCACACAACCTATACGAGTTACTTGCAATCCGCCGCTTTTTCTATCTGCTGGATAAGTATGATTTTCGCCCTGGTAAAGTTCGGCGGTTTACTGTGCTTTATGAAAAGTTGAAATTCTCCGGAACACAAGGATTGACACGCTATAAGTTAACTCCTGTTCAAGTATTCCAGTTCTCGAATATTCTAGGCTTTTACAGACCGGGAACAAACAAACGCCTAATTCGTGACGCTCTGTTATTTGTTCCTCGTAAATTCAGTAAAACGACAAGCATAGCCAGTTTAGCGGTATTCGATTTGTTATTTGGTGACGCGAATGCTCAGGCTTACGTAGCGGCAAACTCTTATAATCAGGCAAAGATTTGCTTTGACGAAATCCGTAATATTTTAAAAGCACTTGACCGTAGGCTACGACACTTCAAGATTAACAGAGAGATAATTAATAACAAAATAAAGGGAAAAACATCTTTTGCGCGATGTTTGGCATCTACTCCGGATAAACTAGACGGGCTTAATGCAAGCACAGTAATCGTAGACGAGTATTCACAAGCCGATAGCGCAGCATTGAAGAATGTTCTAACTTCTTCAATGGGCGCACGGCTCAACCCTTTAACTATTGTAATAACAACTGCCTCAGATAAGCATACAACTCCATTTACTAAGATGCTTGCCATGTATAAATCAATTCTACGTGGTGAGGCTGAAAACGATTCGATTTTCGCACATATTTTCGAGCCGGACATAGACGATGAAGAAGGCGACCCGGCAACATGGCGAAAGGTTCAACCACATTTAGGTATAACTGTTTATGAAGATTTTTATAGAGAAGCATTCCAAAAAGCATTATATAGTGCAGAAGATGCACTCGAGTTCCGCACAAAGTTATTAAATATCTTTGCTTCCAATGCTAATACCGTTTGGATCGAGGCAAAACAAATTGAAGAGCGATATAACGCGATCAAGGTAGAAAATATCAAGAGTAACCCTCCTACGATGGTAGGTGTTGATTTATCAGTACGTGATGACTTTTCGACAGTCACATACAATATCTATTCACCTGATTCCGGATCGTTCCACTCTGTTACGGATTACTATTTTCCCGAAGGAGCCTTACGGAATCATCCTAACCGTGAATTGTATGAAGGGTGGGCGAATTCAGGTTATTTAAAGCTATGTCCGGGTGAAGTAATTGATTATGAGATGATCGCGAATGATATTCTGGCCCGAGCAAAGTATTTACAAATACTTGGGATTGGTTATGATCCGTACAAATCGGCTGAGTTTGTTAACTTATTGTCTGCGTCCGCGAGTGGTGCAAGTGACTATATTAAGCCTGTAAAGCAGACGTATGGAACATTCACAAGCCCTGTTGAATCGTTTGAACTGGCATTGTATCGTAACAAACAAACATTCGATCCCAATCCCATAACGCCCTACTGTTTTTCTAATGCAGTTTTGGATGAAGATAGAAACATGAATAAAAAGCCTATCAAAAGGACTCACAATAGTAAGATTGATTCTACGATAACTAACTTAATGACATATTATTTATTTAATAACCATACATAACACGACATGAATTTAAGTTTTAATATTGGTTTTAGTGTAGGCAAAGATAGTAAACGTTCTTTGTCTAGTGATGCAGAGGCAGATAATAAACCTCCTGAAAAAACTCTTGAAGTAGTGGGTGGCTCAACGCGTGAACAGCCCGTTTCAGTGAAAACACCTGAGCAAGCTATGCGTTTATCAACAGCATTTAGGTGTACCGATATTCTGTCGGGTACTATTGCTTCACTTCCGTTTCATATAAAGAGAAAACGACCTGCAGGAAATTATGCGGTAGATACAGAGAATGAACTTCATTATCTGCTAACAAAGAAATCAAGCAAAAGGATGAATAGTTACGATACTATGTGTAACGCGATCATTCAGATGTTAAATCAAGGTAATGCTTATATTTTTATTCGTAGAGTTTTCGGTGATGTTTCAGAGCTTATTCTTTGTTCTAACGGCTCCGTTTTTTACGATAAGATAAGGAACGTTTATACGATTTGTGACCCAATAAACTTTATATACGGAACTTACGAGTCTAATGATGTCATACATATTAAAAATAAAAGTCTCGACGGTGGGTATACAGGAGTGAGCGTAATATCTTATGCGGTAACCGGATTTTCAGTAGCGGCAAGTGCAGATAAACAGAGCTTAGAAACTTTTCAGAATGGCGCGCCTGTTAAAGGAGTAATTTCTGGTGTGAAAGGTGAGGCCAGAGGGCTTTCTAGTCTCACAGACGAACAGACAGAAACAGTAGGCAATAGGCTTGATGCGCAATTTAAGAAGGGGCAAAATATAGCTTCTGTTAGTGGAGATATGCGATTTCAACAGCTTTCTATTAGTCCGGTGGATGCTCAATTAATGGAGCAAAAGAAATTTTCCGTATTCGACCTCTGTCGTTTTTACGGAGTACATCCTGACAAAGTATTCTCCGGGCAAACACAAAACTATAAAGCTTCTGAAATGAGTCAGGTTGCCTTTTTAGCTGATACACTTGATCCGATTTTATGCCGTATAGAGGCAGAGTTTAATGCAAAGCTGATTCCTCGCCCCGTTTCTGGTATTTATAAAATCGAATTTGATCGGAAGGCTCTCTATAAAACCGATATAGCCACTCAAACCGCTTGCATGGAGAAAGAGATACAATACGGCGTTTCAACGGTCAACGAGTGGCGCGTAGCTCGTGAAGATAAAGAACCTATTCCGGGTGGAGATACGGTGTTTATGAGTTGTAATGTAGCTCCTATCGATTCTGTTAAAATTCGTGGCGATAATCCTAATGGAAAAGGCGAGCAACCAAATACAGAAGAAAAAACATAAAGTTAAACAGTGATATAAAACAATGGAAATACGAAGTTTTACAGAACTAGGAGCGCCAAAGATTACCGAAGAAAGAATAATTGAGGGGTATGGAATTGTATTTAATCAGGAAAGTAAAGTTATCTATGAACCTCAAAGAAAGCTCACTTTTATTGAAGTTATAGAAAGAGGTGCGGTTACGGAAGAATTGTTAATGAATTGCGATATAAAGGCTGTACTAGAACACGATGCGAACAGACTATTAGCCCGTTGGCGATACGGTTCTGGCTCTCTTTCTCTTTCACTTGACGATTACGGACTGAAATATATGTTTGATTCTCCACATACAGTTGATGGCGACTTCGCTGTAGAAATGATAAAGCGTGGTGATATTTTCGGTTCGTCATTTAGATATTTTACTGATGACAGAGACAAGGGTAAGGTTACTTACTCAAAGAAAAATGGAATGTTATTGCGTATAGTACATAAAATAGATCGTATAGCAGATGTATCTCCGGTATCTGATCCCGCATTTTATGGAACAGATGTCACAGTGAGAAGTATGGACGATATCGAAGCTATGATACGAAATAAAGATAACGATTATTTAACTCAATTAGCAACACTTAAAAATTTAATTTGACATGACAAAGTTAGAAGAAATCTCTCTTATCAAAGAGCAAATGAGAAATTTATTATCAGTGGCAAAAGGTGAAGAAAGAAGCCTTACAGAGCCCGAACAAGAACAATTTAACGATCTGTTGTCCCGAAAGAATCAGCTTGCCATTGACGAAGCATTGCGAAGCTTGGAGACTGATAAGAGAGCAGGTTTAACAGTAGATAAAAAGACTGTGTTTGCGAAAGCTTTGTTTGATATCTGTAATAGCCGTTCTTTAGCGGATTATGGCGGTTTTGCGGATGCTAAAGGTATTACATTTGCATCAAGAGCGGAAAGTGCTCCGGTTATTACTGATACTGCGGCGGCGGCTTCAATGGTTCCTACAACCATTGGAGATGTTATTAAGCCGTTAGAGAAAGGGCTTATTGTTAGTAAGTTGGGTATTAAAATGCAGTACGGTTTAGTAGGTGAACTCATTTTCCCAACTTTGGCGGCAGTTGAAGCAACCATTGAGGGCGAAAACGCAAAGCTTAATCCTACGAAACTTGATATCGGCAACTTGAAGGCCAGTCCGTGGCGTGTTGGTATTTCTATTCCTGTTTCAAATGACGCAATCGATCAGACTAATGATGCATTGTTTGAAATTTCTGTTGAGCAATTGTCGTTATCGGTCTCTCGTTTACTCAACAAAGTAATGTTTTCAAGCGAAAAAGTAGGCCGTGCTTCTAATGGTGTTTTTGTAAAAGAAACACCTAATGTTGAGTACGAGAGCGCATTAACGTTTGAAAACGTGGTTTCATTAGAAACAGATGTAATGGATGCGGGTATAGATGTTTCAGACGGGACAGCCGCCTATGTGTGTAGTCCTAAAGTTTATGGGAAGCTGAAAACTACTCGCATTGAAGACGGATCACCTGAAATGGTACTTAAAGATGGTATGATGAACGGTTACCCGGTACTGATGACAAACTATATGAAGGCTGGCGAGCTTGGCTTTGGAGTCTTTTCTAATGCAGGTATCGGGCAATGGGGTAAAATGCGATTGACGATTGATGATAAATCACTTGCAGATACAAATGAAACCAAATTTACATTAAACTCGAAGTATGACATTGTTGTAGCTCGGCCAGAAGCTTTCGCAATTGCTAAGAAAAAGGCAGCGCCTGCAGAAGCATAATAACCAAATTTGAATATTAATTTAAGAGGGCTGTGGCTTCGGCCTTAGCCCTCTTCTAATCTTGTAACAATGGCGCAATACGTAACACTCGAAGAACTCAAACAGCATTTAAATGTTGATTTTGATACGGACGATACATATATCTCCGGTTTGATTGAACCCGTTCAGCTTGTGATTGAATCATATCTAAATGCCCCTCTTGATACATTTGTAAAGGATAATAAGATAGATGCGCGAATATGGCATGCAGTTCGCATTCTCGTTGCAAATTATTATGCAAATCGTGAAGAGGTAACGTTTGCAACTCCTAATATCATTCCCGGGCATGTAATGCTTTTACTTCAACCTTTAAAACGATACACATAATGCAGGCAGGGTTACTAACAGAAATAATAAGTTTCCTCCGATCGGAAACAGTTCGCGACACTTTAGGTGGGACGTCTGAAAAATGGATAGAGGTTCTAAAAAAACGCGCATGCGTCCGATTTAAATCCGGTGTACGTCGCGAGGTTAACAGTGAGATTTTGAACAGCTTTTCTATCACTATAACGATTCGGTATTGTAAGGATATTAACGAAAAAATGCGTATCGAATACGAAAATAGAAAATACAATATTCTCTCTATCAATCGTGACAGAAAACAGCAGTCGACAGTTATTGAAGCGGAGGTAGTCAATGAGTAACGTTGTGCAGGCATCATACCGTGTCGGGGTTGATGTTAAAAAAGTGAATGCTTTATTGTCTCAGTTGAACGATAAGGACTCTAAAAAGGCAATTAAAGCAGGCCTTAGAAAATCAGCAAGCATTATTCGTAAAGAAGCTCAAAAAAATTGGGTTGCATCTGTGCCTAATGGTGCAAAGATGAAAAAAGAAATTAATCTCGCTGTGTATCGTAATGCATCTGGGGCACGTGTAGATTTGTTAGATAAAAGAAGAAAGGAATCTAAACAGTTTACTTTGAAATTTTTCGATTCAGGTACAAAAGAAAGGAAAGTACTTGGGAAAAAATCAATAAAGGCTGGTGCTAATCGAGGTGTTATTAACGCTACCAATTTCTTTGCAAATGCAGTTAATAGTAAGAAGACGGAGGCGGAGAGCTCGCTTGAACAAAATCTAATCGCCTCAATACGAAAAGTAATAGACAAAAATAAATGAGTATATCAATTAGTAAACATATTTATAGTAAGTTATCCAATTCTATTGAGCTTGCCTCACTTGTTGGTGATAAGATTTATACTATATCAACTAAAAGCGAAACGACTTTTCCTTTTATCGTATACAAACGAAGTGAATTAATACCTAACCATACAAAAGATAGATACGATACAGGGGATAAGGTTACTGTAGAAGTGATTGTTGCTACTGATAATTACTTCGATTCTATAAAGGTTGCAGAGGCGGTTAGAGTGGCTTTAGATGGCAACCGCGGCAAATATGATACTTTCAATGTCATAGACTCAAAGTTGTTATCTGCTGACGAAGATTTTATAGAGGACACATTCATTCAACGTTTAGTTTTCTCGTTTGAAACAGACACTGAGTAATTAACATTTAAAATAGTAAAACATGTCAAAACCAAAAGCAGTATTAGGAAAAGATTTTATGATGTTTACTGACGGAAAGGCGATCGCGCTTTCAACGTCCTGTAAATTATCTCTGTCAAGTGAAACTATTGATACACAAAGTAAGGATTCGGGTATATGGACAGAGAAGGATATTAAAAAATTGTCTTGGAATGGATCGAGTGAGAACCTTTTTAGCGCAGATGCAAATGCAAACAGCTACGATACATTATTCGCGTTAATGATTGCGCGCAAACCTATTGCTGTAAAATTCGGCATTCCAACGAATAAAGATTCCGAAGAATTACCAGAAGCAGGTTGGACTCCTCCTGCCTCTGGTGCATATTCAGGTGAGGCACTGATAACTTCGCTGGAATTGAATGCGCCAGACGGTGATAAAGTAACTTTTTCAGCAAGCTTTGAGGGTACAGGCCCATTATCAAAGGACAAATCAGCAGGTTAGTAATAATCGCGAGGGCAGGGGCTATAACTTTGCCCTCTCATTCAATAATGATGTAATGAAAACTATAATAATCAAAGGAAGTTCATATAATCTAAAATATACGATTCGGGCATTTTTTATTTTTGAAAATTTGACCGGATATCCTTTTTGCTTCGGTAAAGTACTTGACGAATATTTATTGTTCTATTCAATGATTCTTGCTAATAATGAGGCTTTCGATCTCATATTTGACGAGTTTATCAATTTGTGCGACGAAGATTCAACTCTTTTCGCTCAGTTTAAAGAGTTTTTTTTAGCAGAGGTGAAAAAGCAATCTCAGGATACATCGAGCGTAAAAAAAAAGACAGTGAGAAAGAAGTAGGTATACAGGAGTTATATTCACGTGTAGTCGGTGAGGGCGGTATTTCTCCTGATTACTTCCTCGACAAAATGACCTTTGCCGAGGTACGTTGTTTTTTGGAAGGTTTAAATATGCGCAATCGGGAAAGCTGGGAGCAAACGAGGCTACTCGGTTATATAATAGCTCAGGCAAACAGTACAAAAACGCTTACTCCGTCTGATATAATTCGCTTTCCGTGGGACGAACAAAAAGATAAGAAAGATACTTCCGTTTCTGACGCAGATATGAAAAGATTACGAGAAAAAGCAAAAATAATTGAATCGCAAATGACTGAATAACATGGATATAATAACACGATTACTATTAAAAACAAATGACTTTGACGCGAACTTAAATAAAGCAAAGGGAAGCGTAAACGGTTTTCAGGGTGGTATTGCGAATATGGCGAAAACTGCCGGGGCTGGGGTGATGAAGTTTGCCGGGGCTATTGGTTTGGCGGTTGGTGCCACTGAGGCTTTCGGGAAAGTAATGAGTAGCAGTCAAACGTTAGGTGATGAATACGCCCGTACGATGGACGGATTAAAAGGAGGCGTAGATCAGTTCTTTTATTCTATAGGGAGTGGAGACTGGACTCCTTTTATGAGCGGTTTGGCCGAAACAATACGTTTAGCCCGTGATGCTTATGATGCAATGGACCAGTTGGGTAATACTCGAATGTCCTTTTCTTATTTTGACTCAAAAAATCAGGCGACAGTACAGGAACAAATTACTATTTTAAAGGATAAAGATTCGACAGAAGAACAAAAACAAGCGGCTAGGGAATTACTGGATAAAACCCTTAAAGATCAAGAGGAGATAGTAGGGCAGTATAGGCGTAGAAGTAATAATGCCGTGCAAGCGATGGTAAAGGCGGCAATAGGCATTGACGGAGTAGATGTCTCCATGATAGATATAGACAAAGCATTGCGACTCGACGTTTCCGCAATGGGGGACAGTCAAAAAGAAGAATTATCTAATCAGTATAAAGAGTTTGAAAGAGAGTATGATAAGTTAAAAGACAAGTTTACAAGGATGGAGGCCGCCGGGGTAGGTGAGAATATGTTCGTAACATCAGTGACGGATAAAAATGCATTATCAAAAGCCATGGCCCCGGTAATTGCAAAATATCAGGATGCCATAAAATACAACGCAATCTTAGTAAAAAAGAATGATGAATGGCTACAAGAGTTAGCAGGCGTAGTCTCTGCGGCCGAAAACGCATATCGTAATTTACAAAGCATGACTAAGGCCGCGAATCGTGCATCTCAATCCAATGCAGGCGGAGGCGTCAAGCCTCCATATATCCCAAAGGAATCTCTTGGCTGGTTCGATTCTGAGATAGCAAAGAAGAATAAAGAGTTAATAAAGGCTACAACCATGCAGGCGAAAGCCGCCGTAAAAGCCACGATAAAAGAATTAGAAAGTCAAAAAATAGACAAGCTATTAACATCCCCCGATGTTAGTTTGAGCAATCTCTCTGATGAAATAAGTAAGCTAAACAAGACTCTCATAAACGAGACTGATATGCAGGCGCGCGTAGCCGTCCAAAAGACAATAGATCAGCTAGAGCAAAGAAAGGTAAACATCAAAGTAATTATCGAGAGGCACATATTCGAGATCGATCATAGAAAAGGCAAAGAGCCTGATTTGAAAAAAGCGGGATTTAATTACAAAGAGACTAAGGATTTATTGCCTAAAACAATAGGCCCCCCAAAAGGATTTGGAAAAATAGAATCTCCTATTAAGAAAAAAGACATTGCTTTAAATGAAAAGTACAACGAGTCTCTTTCTGCGATGGGCTCGATAATGGGTAACTTATCCGGTGCGTTCGATGGTAATACGGCCTCAGTCTTACAATGGGGTTCGACACTTCTTACTACAATCGCTCAGGCTATTCCGGCTATTACTGGAATGATCCCAGTAAAGAAAGCGAATACGGAGGCATCGAAAGAAGAGGCCACGGCCTCAATGCTTAGTGCAGGTGCTCAGACGATGGAGGCGCACGCGAGTATTCCATTTGCGGGAATAGCGATAGGACTTGCCGGAGTCGCCTCTATTATAGCCGTGTTAGCAAGTATGCCGAAGTTTACAACCGGTGGTATCGTTCCGGGCGTATCGTTTACGGGGGATAAGGTTCCGGCCCTTCTTAATTCCGGCGAGATGATTTTAAATAGTGGGCAGCAGAGCAATTTATTTAAGTTATTAAGTGGTAACATTTACGGAGGATTGGACACGGGTAAGGGTATCTCCCATCCTCAGTACAACAGCTTGACCAATGTAATTATGCAAGATGAACAGGAACGTGAAATTAAGGTAACTGGCAATTTTCGTGTGCGAGGTTGTGATCTTGAATTAGCCATCAAAAACCAAAATAGTAAAAAAAGTAAGGTAAGATGAAATTACGATATTATTCAGAATTTAAGAGCTTGAAAGAAAATAATTACAGGCTTGAAATACATTCACCTTTGGCCACTTATTCCGAAGAAGTGAAATTATCTTCTGATCCGATCAGTGTTGAGTATGAGTCTGAATCGCTATATCAGGCATTGAAGCTATCTAATGCAACTATATCCGTTTTTTCCGATCGCGTATTGACCGATTTATATACAGGTGAAAATCAAGGCGTTGAAGTGCGGCTATATAACCTTACAGAGAATTTATTAGAATGGTTAGGATATCTTACACCTAATTTATATTCCAGTGACTATGTTACTGATTTTGACAACATCGAATTACAGGCGATAGATACTTTGTCCAGTTTGGAGAATATAAAGTATTTCTATATAGATAAAAGCGGTACATTCCACTCTTTTAGTGATATCTTGTTCTTCCTATTGGATAAGGCTGATCCGAATAGATTATTGAATAAAGTCTTTATTCAGAAAACAAATAGACTCACAAAAGACTCTACAGCATGCTTGTTTAGCGAGTCATACATTCACGAACGCAACTTTTTTGACGAAGGCAATGAGCCTATAACGTGTAGGGAAGTGTTAGAATCGTTGGTGCAATATTATGGCATGACTGCTATTCAATGGCGTGGCGCTTATTACCTGATTGATTATGACTATATTAATAGGGGGAGTTGTGACTTCTTTGTATATGATAGGACCGATAACTCTTATGTTATTGAAACGCTCGAAAATTCGGTAAAAAATGTTTTAGAAATAGGAGTTGCAGAAAGTGGTGGGAATATTTCTCTCGGAGATGTATATAATAAGGTTTCTGTTGTCGCCAATATGAACAAAATTGGTTCTCTATCCCCTGATTTAATGGATAAAGAAGATTTATTGAACCAAAATGAAGATAAGAATAAATACTATATTTCCTCAGCCACAATCAGCGAAGAGCAATACACATTATTAACTGCTTTTTTTAAAAGTAAAAGCAATTGGGAATTAAAAAAAACTCAGAATATTGTGTATAAAGGAACATCTGATACCACTATAATAAGCCAATACGATATAGATGAAGTTACAATTGATAACATTAATGATATAACCAAGGGTGTTTTGTTCCAAAAGTGCGATAGTTACAAAAACTTAGATGGAGAGCCTTCTTCTATAGATTGGGATACATATTTAACTTTTATCGATAAACAGTTTCCGGATAAATATAGTATGAACTCAATGTTATCGCTGAAAAATAAAGGGATTATGCTATTCAATGGTGGTTACTTTCTTTTGGATGCTACTTATAAAATGAGTAAGCACGTTTTAGCTCATACGATTTTATCGCAAAATGATTCGGGTTATACAGGTATAAATTACCACACTCAATATGGGTGGAAGTTTAGTAATACCATGATCCCTTGTAGGCTGGCTATTGGCGATTATTACTATGATGGTAATACGTGGATTAATTATAGAGTATATAATGAAAAAGTAGAACGGGGATATTTTGAAAGAGTATATGAGTTTGGATTTTTAGCACAGGACAGCACAATTTATTATTATTATGACGATTGGGGCTATCAAAAATATATAGACGAGACGCGATATAACGCCTTACCATCTGGAACGAATAGAGGAACTTATATAATTCCAGGAAAAACTCTGGAACCCAGTTTTTACTACAATTATAGTGGTAAGATAGTCTGGATTCCTAAGGAGTACTATTACGAATGTTTCTTGCATGATCGCTTTTTTATGGTGCACGTTAATCGTGAAGGAGATGCAGTTTTTGAAACAGAAAAGAACCTGACTAATACCGTATCATACAAAATGAACTTAATAGATAGTGAGGATGCGCAAGCTATAAAACTCCCTGATTTTGTACTTACAGGTGAATTAACGCTTGATATTTTTGCTCCGAATGAATTAGGAATACCTCCGCAGGACGATGCAGGCCAGATATGTAATGCGTTTCACTTTGGAGATATTTCATTAAAATATACAAATAGTAAATCTACTTACGATATTTTTAATAATAAATCAGATGATTCAGATACAGTTTACAGTAATGAAATTAATGATAATAATATAACTGATGCCGACGATGTGAATTTAATAATAAACTCATATTCAAAAGGCGTTGCATCGTATTCAAATGCCGCTACCAAAATCGGAGATAAATTTGATTATATAGAAGGCATATATTCTTCTATTGAAGATGCGGTGTTTTTACCGGAACGCATTTTGATTGATAAACTTTTTCGACACTATCGTTCACCGAAATTTCGCTATCAAAATAGCTTAAATCGTGACTTTTCGATATTATCAAGAATAAAAGAAAATTCGCTTAAAAAAACTATGGTAGTTGATTATATGAGTATTAATTACGCAAATGAAAATTGTATTGTAAATCTGATCGAAGTATGATAGATATTGTAGAAAAAAAAGTTCCTCACTCATTCAGGAATAAGTACTTGCGTAGATCGGGTAGCGGTAATGTAGGTTCACTTCTTCAACCTCCTACTATTGTACCGAGTACTACAATTGATGTTATCGGCATTGATAGTACTTCTATTTTAACAGATAGAAATGTCTTATCCTCTCTTCGCGCGTTGCTTGAAATCCGTTCCCGTGTTATCGCAACGGATAATACTGAAACAGAGCTTTCCGAGGAAAATACATTATCTTCTCTTCGTACACTTGCGGAAATTGATGCAGCTATAAAAGTTGTACTGGGTAAGATTGAAAAACTCTATGATGTTTTTCTTCGTAAAGACATCCCGAATTCAGCATCCGAGCTTATCACCTTCATAAAAGGCTTGATTTCTCAAGGCTTGGTCACCGCAGGTGGCGGTATGCAGTTGGGCGAGAGTTTTGCCGGCGGTATAACCGGACATGGCGGTCTCTTTACCGCATCCGGTCATGGCGAACTCAGATCGTTACGTGTCAATGAGTGGTTTGAAACTTCTGAATTCAGGTACAACTATGTGGACGTTACCACCGGTGATAAGTGGTCTGCCCCGGGTGGCGGTATTATAGAGTCCGTTGTAATGGATACCGATCCGGAAGGGAATGAATTGAATACCGGTGTCGTGACCTTGAAATTGGAAGCCGGGCAGATTGGCGCGGTCGCTTTCGATGACCTGGCAATGGGCATGTACCATTATGAATCAGGCAATGCTACGGAGGATTACGATGACGGAAAGGGTAACCGTAGGTTCGCCGGGTTCACGACTGTATTTTTCCGCATTACTGAAATCATAGGAACGGGACTCAACAGTAAATTCCGTTTTGAGCTTCGTAATGCTTCGGATAACTATCCTAATCCCGTATCGCCTACTGCAATGATGCACTTCGTATGCTTTGGTAATGTTAGCAATAAGTCCCGTCAGTCAAGCATGTACCAGACGCGTACTTATACGCGCTATCTAAAGAATGTTGATTGGTGGGAATATTCCTTCTCTAACATTGCAATGCAGTTCGGTGATCTT